ATTCTGCGGGAATAACAAGTTGAAAGATACCAGGTGCTTTACCAACTTGATTATCTTGATGATGAACTTGTTTTACAAGATTTTCAATGGTAGTGGTAACTCCACTCACATAACCTTTTTCAAATGCTTCTTCTGCTTTCTTGTAGTTACGTCTGTAACCCCAAACTTCAATGCCTTCTTTAATCATGCGACGAGACATACCCTCGCCCATTCTTCCTAATCCGATAATTCCAACTTTCATGGGTTTCTTGGGTCTATTCCTAATGATTTTAAATATTCAATCCACCAATCAGAATCTTTAATGTATCTCCAATTGGGAACTTTTTGTCCACGTTCTATCACGTAATATTGATAGAGAGCATCATCTATAGTCTGTGCGATCTGTAAATTCTTCTTCCTCCTCATCAACGTCTGCATACGGGTTTTCCACGTAGGGTCCTCGTTTGCGTAAAGGTTCTTTTCTGACATAATTGTTTTCAGCATTTACGACAGAAACCCATACCGCGAGTTTCATTACTATGTAGATTATACCTAGCGGTAGAAAACATGCAACTAGAATAAGTGGTTTCATCGTCCCCTATACCTCACAGGCCATGTTAACTCCATTACGTAAACAAGCAACGCTATGAAAGCAAATACAAACAAAGCACTCATTTCAGATCTCCTTAGGCACGACCAACCAAAGACAGAACTCCGTGGGAGTAGAATGCAAGAAGAATAGACCCAAGAATGGCACTAATAACAGTCGCAGTTTTATTATGCCTGTCAATTGCCTTATCAATCATCTTCTGGCACTCCTCCTTTGTAATGGGATGTGTTGGTTTGATTTCATCCATCCTGTGAGACATTTTTTAGATTATCCATAGGGTCAGGTTCTCCTCTTACAATAGCACAAGCTCTCTTGTAATAGAAGTTTTCTGTTGCGTCGTTTTCTTCAAGTTTGTCTTTGATGATTTTCCAGTTTTGTAACTCGTCGGGATGCATGATGGTAGAAAGATTGTCTACACCGCTATTTAAGGTATCAGATTGTTACAAAATTATTAAATATTAGGAAATTCTAACGGAAGAGAACTCTTCCAGTATTTCAAAAGCCATAGTATATCTTGCACCACTTTTATTTAATGGTGCTGCGTGAATTAAGTTTCCAGGAAATGTAATTATACTATTAGCAACTCCTTTAAGTTGAAACTTTCCAAACTTTCCTTCAAAGATAGTTCCAGAACAATCATTGAAATAATAAACACCAGCGCGTTTAGAAAGATGTATGTGCCATGCTTCATAATCTGGAAAATTTACATCAGTATAATTCACCCAGCATTTCTCATAAGTAAAGTATTTAATAAGAGGAACATGAATTAGTTCATGCACATGACTAACAGTCTGAAATCCTGGATGTTCTTTTGACCAAGACTTCAAATGCGGAAGTGAATCATTAAAAAGTTTTTTTTTCTCTACGTCAGAAAATACGTTTTTGTATGTTTTTATTCCATGGAAGAATTTATTTAACATCATAGTCAAGTCTACGGACTTTGCGTCTACGTCTCTCTTCTTGATACAAAAGTTCCGATCTAGAGAAGTGACTATCAATTTCTCTTTCTATATTATTTGATACCATAACAATTTTATCTAAATCTTTTGCACCAACTTTATTATCCATAATACTCATCTGGTTGGGGCAACCACAAAACTGATTTTTGCTAGTGCTAGTTAATTCTTTTTTACATTCTTTGCATCTTACTGTAATCATGGTGCTCCTTAATTGAAATGCTTGATGACGGGATCGAACCGCCGACCGCCTCGGTGTAAACGAGATGCTCTACCGCTGAGCTAATCAAGCAAGTTAAGTTATCCGTATGGATTTCTTCCCTGCTCCTTACAAAGTTTGAAATACATCTTATAGTATCTATTACAGATTTCTCTAACTGTATCTTTGTCCTCATCAAAACCACATATTCTAAGGTGATGATAAGATCCTTCTAGATTATCAATAATACGAAGAATTTGTATAGGATCCATAATAAAAGAAGGATAAGCGGGTGACGAGGATCGAACTCGTGACAAGAGCTTGGAAGGCTCGCATGTTACCGCTACACCACACCCGCGTTGGTGGGCCTTACATGAGAGAGGAGGTGGTGGTGGTCTCTCCCAATGCCCAGCGACTCAGATAGGATTTGAACCTATGACCGACTGCTTAGAAGGCAGTTGCTCTATCCAGCTGAGCTACTGAGTCAGGTGGTAGTTCCTATCGCCGCTAACCCTGAACTACCAAGGGGGTCACCGCAGTTGATCATGCCCTTTCGATTCCGTCGTTCATGTCAACAAAGTCATCATACTGCTCTTGAGTGATTTCGTCAAGTGATACAACCTCCAGATCTTCCTTAGGATCAAACCACTCATCAAATTCTGCCATGATAGCAAATGAATCGTAGATTCTATCTACACCCTGTCCATTGTATTCTTCAACTTTATCAATTGCCCATTGTCGAACGTCTGCAACGATTTGCTCAGTCTCCATCATAATAGTCTTTTCGGAAGTACCTGCTGAGGATGTTGCTATTGTAGTATGCAGGTCCACCTGTGTCAAGTGATTCGGTGAGTACCCCGTGGGCGAAGAGTTGTCGGGTTTCCTCAAAGTTTGTTTTGCCAGGTGTTTTATGTAATGACAGGATAGTTCTACTAAAATTCTGTCGCCCCAAGAGCTCAATGTCTTTTTTAAGTTCTGGACAAGACCCATAATACTTTTTCCAATCTGATTCTGATTTTACTTTGCGTTTCTTTCCTTTTGGCGTTCGATGCTGCCAAAAATACTTTCGCCCAATGTATTGTCGTTGGTTTGTGAGATTGGTAATGTTATAAACAAAACCATAGTAGTCGTGAACATCGTCACTAGTAAAAGGTCTCTCCAAATAGATCCATGGATTTTCATAATCAATATCGATATTCATCAATAATGTTTAACACCTTGTCGAGATATTTATGTGCCATATCTCGATCCCCTTGCCACACAGTGTCTGGCTCTTCGTATACTTCATTTTTCAATTTGAGTATACGGTTTTTCAACTCTTCTTTTTTTAGTTGATTTTTAGGCATATAGGGGGATCACACTCCCCCTATTTAAGCACAAATCAGAGTTGGAAACCACTGAATGTGTCCTTTTTCACATCTTGCTTGATGCCACCAACGACATAAGACTCAACTTCTGTCTCCTGTGGTGCCACCTGGAGACCCTTGGAAGAGATCCAATGCTGCGTCCAAGGCAGTGGGTTAGCAGATGCTGCAATATCATAGACTGGCTTCAATCCAATACCCTTGAGACGGCGATTGGCAATCCACTCAACATACTGCTGTAGAAGTTTGTCATTCAAACCAATCATAGATCCATCTCTAAACAGATAATCTGCCCAACGCTTCTCTTCATTCACAGCATTATCAAATGCCTTGTAAGTCCACTCTTCTTCTTCCTTCATGATCTGCTTCATTTCAGGATCATCACCCTTCTTCCACTTATTCAGTATGTTTTGAGTGATCGCAAGATGTTGATTTTCATCGCGAGCGATAAGTGAGATGATTTTAGCGGATCCTTCCATAAGTTTAAGTTCACCAAATGCAAAACTGCAAGCGAAACTAACATAGAATCGGATACCTTCTAAAATGTTGACATTTGCAATTGCCCTATAGAGTTTACGCTTCAGTTCACGACGCTCAATATTACCTGACATATGACCCTCTGCAGCGAGTTCCCACATCATACCATTATCATATTGATGAGCACCCTGAATGAAGTTGTCATAACCCTCTGTGACACTTGCAGCACGTTCTAGGATGCGATCATCGGTGACAATCTTATCAAAGACCTCTGAGGGGTCTGCATAGACGTTCTTGATGATGTAGGTATAGGAGCGACTATGGATCATTTCCATGAACCCCCAGACCTCCATACATGCCTCTAGTTCAGGCAGAGAGCAGTATGGAATAAATGCCATGCCAGGGCCACGACCCTGAATAGAATCAAGCATGATCTGATACTTCAGGTTAGAAGTATAGATGTGCTTTTGTTCTGGACGTAATGTTTGATAGTCACCACGATCCTTCTGCAAAGAAACCTCTTCAGGTCTCCAGAAGTATCCTAATTGTTGTGTGGTGAGTTTATCAAAAATTGGATATTTGTATGAATCATATCTCTGGACACCCAGAGGTTTACCGAAAAACATCGGTTGCTTTTTAGTATTAACTTGTTCTGTGTTAAAGACTGTCATACCTTTAACATTAGTTTTCACATCTTCCACTGACGACACCTTAAACTGCACAGGATTCACACTCTCCCTCCTCGGCTTGTTCTAACTCGTTTAACAGATTATCTAAAGAAGATTTCTCTTCTTCTACCTCATCATTTTTCATGTCATGAGTATTCTGGTAGTAAGAGGTCTTCCAACCATACTTATATGTAGTTAAAAAGTCTTGTGCCATGGTGGACACAGGAACTTCATTGTCAGGATAGTTCTCTGGATTATAACTCCAGTTGCCAGAAATTGCTTGATCAAAGAATTTCTGCATCACAGACACAACATTAATATAACCACGATTGGACTCCATATCCCAAAGAAGCGTATAATTGTTTTTAAGAGATCCGTATTGAGGAACAATTTGTTTGAGCGGACCCTTTTTGGATTTCTTAATGGACAAGTAGTCTCTAGGTGGTTCAATTCCATTGGTTGCGTTTGACACAACGGAACTACTCTCCGATGGCATTTGTGCGGACAATGTGCTGTGTCTGAGACCGTAAGTGGAGATAGATGTTCTAAGAGACTCCCAATCATGTGCCAACTCCTGAGATGAAATCTCGTCTACGTCCTTCTTGTATGTATCAATTGGTAAAATACCATCAGCATACTTGGTGCGACCAAAGTCATGGCACCATCCCTTTTCTTTCGCAAGTTCATTAGAGGACTTCAGAAGATAATATTGGAACGATTCGGCAAGACCATGGACAGCATCCCATGCTTCTTGTGTGTCATAATTATAACCCAACTTAGCAAGATAGTGTGCAAGACCAATAAAACCTATTCCAAGGGATCTACGTGCCTTTGTAGCACGTTCTGCAGCAGCAACTGGATACTCCTGATAATCAATCAATTCTTCCAGTCCACGAACTGCCAAATCACACAAATCTTCTAGTTCTTTATCAGATTTAACTTGACCTACATTCACTGCCGACAGGATGCACAAGGCAATCTCACCTGCAGTATCATCAATATGATTGATAGGATCTGTAGGTAGCGTGATTTCTTGGCAGAGGTTACTCATATTCACCTTATCCTTGAAGGAAGAGTGAGTATTGCAGTGGTCAATATTCATGATATACAGACGACCAGTCTCTGCTCTCTCCTTCAAAAGATTAAGGATCAGTTCTTGTGCCCCGATAGTCTTTCTTGGAACAGACTCATCTCGTTCAAAACTAACATATAAGTCGTCAAACTTATCAGTCCCAAAAGCATCATAGAGACCCGGCGTATCATGCGGTGAGAACAGGCTAATCTCTCCATTCTGGATGAAACGTTCGTAAAAAAGTTTTGAAATCTGGATTGAGTAGTCAAGTTTTCTGACACGGTTGTCCTCCGTCCCTTTGTTGTTCTTTAGAACAAGAATATCTTCTATTTCTTGGTGCCAGATAGGAAAGTGAACTGTAGCAGAACCACCTCTGATGCCGTTTTG